TGGGTTCTTAGCGTAGAAATAAAGACCCGCGCCACCTGCTAGCACTCCCACTATAAAGACCGAGTTAGCAATAACAAGAACATTAATAACTTTTTTCATAGCTTTAAACGTTGCTACGCCTCGATATTAAACTAAAATCCTATTAAAAACATGTTTGACGATATATGGAAAGAGGCCATAATTAAGGCCGCGCCAATAATGATTATGGTTATAGCTTTCTCAACGGTTGCTTTATTACCTGCGTATTTAATAACAGGGGTATTAGTTAAACAACAAAGTCAACAACAAATAGACCTGGCTAGGCAGGTTAACTAAGACCAAGGGACACCAATTTTTTCAGTCGGGGTATTAATTAAATCAATTTCAGCTTTTAAACCGTTTTCTATTGCTGTTACTTGTGTCGCTCCAACTCCGGCTTTTACCCATTCAAGGCATTTTGCAGCGGTCAAGGAATCATACGCGACGAAATCAGAAGGCAAGGAAGAAGGCTCTGTAAATTCAACTTGTCCTGTAGCTCTTGCTTTCTCTGTGCTTCCGTCCATGCCTTTCACCCTATACACAATTCGGGTAACAAATCCGTTTGATACGTTTGCGACCATTTGAGAATCATTGATTTCCCACGTATAGGAATAAGCCATTTTAAAACCCTTTTGTGAATAGTTTAATACTTTTAAGTAGCAGAGGCACCAATAAGTTTTTCAAGCACTTTTAAAGCACCTTGATCTTCCATGATTGGCTGCGTTAAAGCCTGCCCCTCTTCCTGTAGCTTTTTGATTTGATCCTGAATTTCTTGAACTCTAGCAATATTAGAATCCAGTCTAGTTTTTACTTCTATTAATTCCTCTTGAGGTGTTGACATTAGTTTTTAATATGTCTTCGTATTATAAAGTCAACTCTGGGGTTATCAAGCCAGGTCAGGCGGTTTCTAATTTTTCAACACGGTCAACAAGTTCTTGTATCGCTGCTGTTAATAAAGGTACAAGCTTTGAATGATCTAGTTGTTGATAGCCCTCGCCCTCTTCTCCTGGGTCTTTATCTTTCTCATTCCATACTGCTTCAGGAACAGCAGGTGTTACTTCATGAGCAAAAAAACCATCTTGTTTTTTACTTGGATCTTCTTTCCAATTAAATCTATATGGCTTTAATAGTTTCAATCTTTCTATGCCATCTGATATAAGAACTTCATTTTCCTTCAGTCGATAATCAGAAGTTGTATTATAAGTAGTATTAACACCGTCAATGACACAACTTCCTCTAGCATTTCCAGTATCATCAATAAACGAAATCATATTTTTTCCAGAAGATGTATAAAAATTTCGTAGTTTCAGACAGGTATAATTAGCATCGGTTTGTTGCTCTATCAAACAAGCAGGATTATTACCGGCAGACATGATTTGAGGTCGTCCGGTAATGTAGATTCCGTCGGTCAGGGTGTGTAATTTTTTAGTATCATCAAAATATAATTCAGATGAACCATCTTTAACAAATTTAGCAAGATTCTCACTCCCAGAATAGTCAAAGAACCTAATATCATTAGCTTGTAATTTTAAAACACCGGTGCTATTTCTAATGTATGAATCTGTCCCATTATGATAAAGAGTTAGGTCTGAACCCCCGCCTATAACAACTTGTGCATCATCTCTATCTAAAAGAAGATTGCCATTGTCAATTTTTACTCCGCTGGTATTTGTACTTAGCTTAACATTATTATCAAAATAGAGCTCAGCATTCCCATCAGCAGTTGCTCTTATAAGAGATTCATTACCTGCTGCATTTTTTATTTGTAAATTATCAGTCTGTAATATTAATGCCCCAGTACTATTTGTCAGGTATGAATTTGATCCATCATGATGAAGAGTTAAGTCCGAAGAAGTTCCAAATGCAGCCTTTGCATTATCTGCAAACTCAAGAGCGTTATCACTTTTATCCCAAACTAAATTATAACTAGCGCCGGTAAAAGTTACATCTTCATTGAAATTTGACGCCGCATCAACATCGATTCCACCCGCTAAAGTAAATAAATTTATCCAAGCATTATTAGCGCTATTTCTTATTTTTAAAATGTTTGTATTAGTATCAGCCCAAAATTGATAAGCAACTTTTCCAGAACTTGGTTCTGTACTGCCTGAATGGTTCGACCATAAGGCGGCATATTGATTATTAATGTCACTTCTTACAGCCGAGCCCGTACCATTGGCGACTACTCCATCAGCTTGTGCCATTTTTGCAACTCATACGTATCAATAGCGTTATTCTATACTGCTTTGCCGTAACCTACCGCCGACCAAGTGAAATTTCTATCAACAGCGGCATTACTTGAATTTTTAAAGGTCACTACAAAAGAACTACCTGTTACCGTTCCCATTTCGATATAGTCACCGCTTGCAAGATTATTAGCATTAATACCAATTGAAGGTAAGTAAGCGTTCGTTCCGCCTAAGCTACCAGTTCCCGTAAAGAAGTTTTTAGCGAAATTGATTGTCTTACTACCTGCCCCAGAAGCAACCGCCCCGGTGCTTTGTTCTTGTCTTCTTTGGAGTGTGGCCGTATAACCCAATTCATCTACAAGGATATTTTCATCTGTATTAGTACTTGTCAAAATCGTTTTAAAATCAAAGCCTCGGCCTGTAAATGTTCCATTAATGAACTCTTTCCAACCTGACCACGCAGCACTACCGGAAGCTGGATCATCGTCAGTTGATCTTAAATATAATCTTGCATCAACATTCAACACCGCCGCGCCATCCCAATCATTAATCGCGTCAACATCTGCCACCGCGTCAAAATCATCAGCAGGTAAATATCCCCTAGTCACGAAATGACGTTTTAAATCAAGTGAGAACTTAGCGCCTAAATCTAATTTATCAGCGAAGGTATATGTCCCTTCAGAATCAACGCCTGTTGAAATATCAAAATCAACCATTGCGTCAACATCTGCAACTGTATCGAAAAGTGATGTTCCTTGAAGCGTTAAAGCATTTAAATCTTCTTCGTAATAGGTATCAGAATTAGTGCCTTGAAATGGTGGTGTGTCGCCGTCTTCTCTTCTTGTTTGAACAGCCAAAGCGCCAATCGGATCGGGAAGATCAATAACAATTGAAGTAGCACTTGAGATTCTGCCGCCTGAGTCCTCAAACGCTAAAAATATTTCACCTTCTACCATTGGTATTGTTGCTTCTGTTTGACTTCCAGCCTTTGCCGCAATAAGCGTTACAGCGTTTGAAAATGTTGCTGATCCATCGGTTTTATTGGAATGCCTAAATACACATTTACCGCCTAATTTCACGTCAAGGTCAGTTGTTTGATCCCAAGTTAAACGGCCTGTATTGCTGTTTATTGCTTCAAAGAAAAGATTAGTTGGTGCGCTCGGTACTTCTGTTTTTCCTACGGCTGTATAAGTTAATTCACTTGGAACAGTAGAAGGAATCCCAACGCCATTAATTGAAAAGACTCTTACTTCATAATCACCCGCCGTTGCATCTAAAATTTCATAATCAGGTCTAGAAAAAAGATCAGTAGAAACAAAATTATCGCTTCCTTTTCTCCATTGAACCCTGTAACTACTTGCTCTTGGTACTGATTGCCAGCTAACAATAATTTTTACTTTTGCTTGATTGTTTTCTTCATAAAATTGCTCTGTTGCAGATAAAGAGCCAGGAGCCTCAGGAGGTGTATTTAAAACACTTGTATTTCTTGTTGGTAGTGTTGAACCATCTTCTACATAAGCGTATTTTCCAGAGTTATAAGGAAGCGCCGTAACAATATAATTAACGCCTTCTTCTTCTGAAATTGTTAAAACGCGCCATTGGGTTGCTTGTACTGTGTCGTTTTGTAAGATCCAAACTGAATTACTATTTGGCGCGGAACTAAAAGCAGAACTAACGGTTATCTCTGCCCCTGATATTCCACTGACTGTTTTTGTTTCAACCGAACCATCAGAAAGGACAACAGAAAGCGTTGGGTTGTTGGTTGTTGGTAAGTCTGTCTGATCAGTATTATCTACGGTAACAACTGTTGTAGTAGCTGATTTAATAAGGCCACCGCGCCGCACTCCAGCTCTAACAGGATCACTGATTTCTATAATTGCACCCGGACGAATCAAAACACCTGATGATACCCCAATTGAAAAACTTACAATTTCTGATTCATTTTGTTCGGTATAAAGAAGCCAACGACCTAAACGAGCTGCTTGATTTCGTGAAGTACAAAAAAGGCTTTTTACTTGTTTAACAACTGCGCCATATTTTGTTTTAGCAGTACTATCAACTACCTCCTCATAATCTATTTCTTGCGTTTCCATGTCGAAATAACCGCAATTAACAACGGTATGACGACTTTTTAATGATGAGCCTGAATAGGTAAAGCCACCTTCCCCAACGTTGGCAAGGGTAAATAAATAGCTTGCGTCTTTTGGTGCATCTTGTGAAATCGTTAAGGCGCCCGTACTCCAAAAGGGCATACAACGCATGACAGAACAAAGATCATTAATTAATCGGTATGCGTCTACCTGTTGCTGGACAACTCCATTAACTGCAAACCTTGGTTCAGTGCCTCCATTGCCATCATCAACACTTGCGCCGCAATATTGCGAAACAGCGTAAAAGTCATATTTAGAAAGTTGACTGGCTGAGATATGAGCGCCACACCCCCAACGCGTATTAACTAATAATTCATGGAGTATCCACGCGGGGTCTGTTGTCCATTCGGGGTCTGTTTTAAATGAGCCGTTCCAACTTCCTGAATAACTAATTGCGCCCGTCGTTGAATCGACTGTTCCATTTGACGGAATAGGGATCTTTAATCCACGAACACGATATGAACGAGCCGGCGTTTGTGGGAATTGTTCGGCGTCAAATCTTAAAGCAACATGAGCCGTATTTGCGTACGCTCTTTGTTCAAATAAAATTTCTGTATAAGACGACCAGTTAAAAGAATCAAATTTTTTAGGGTCGGTATTATCGGCGGCTGTTCTTTTTACTGTGACCGTTAAAGGGTGAACAAGAGAACCACCGTTAAAACTTATTAGATAATCTTTGAAATATGCGCTTGAAGTTCTTCCACTAATTGCATTATCACTAATTGGCGTTGCTACTGTTCCGTTATTATCTGTAATTTGAATTGTGACATATGTTGTCAAACCTGAAATACTGCCATCATCTTCAAATTTTTGTAATCGTGGTACACCAATAGTCACTCTAACAGCATCAATTCCACTTGTTAGAGTTCTTGCTACAGAAGATGAATAAGTAACAGCAGTGTTTACACTAAATTCTGTTTCGATGTTATTTATTCCTCCTATATATGTTTGATTAGATTCACCGAAACGCGGTGTAAATTCGACGTCTTTAAAGTTATAATCTGTATCTTGTAAATTGGTTACATTGGCAGAAGATTTAAGGATTTGAGTTTTATTTAAGTAAACATCTTTTAACGCTGCATTGTTATAATTTGTTGTTCCTTTTGTATAAGCCGCTGCACTTGGGAACCCTTCAATTTCGCCTTCTCCTAATACTTCGATAAAGGTTGCAAATTGCTTACTACCTAAAACCTCAGAAGGTAATGTTGGATCTGTAAAGCTTGTTGATTGATCTAAATTTGTAATAGTCATTATGCTGTGCCTGTAACTTGCGCGGTATCAATACCAGCGCTAACAATAACGGAACCGGTAAAGATTTCCCCGAAGATTAAATTAACAGGTACACCCGAACGGGATACGTTTTGAACGCCGCTAAATGAATAATTACTTTGTGGATCTAAAGCCGAATCATTACCGCTAAATATTGGAATATCTGGCGTTGGCGTCAGCATTTGAGAAACACCACCTAAAGCAAGACTAACTCCGATACCTGTTGCAATACTGGCGGTTGATATTCCAGCCACAACAGGAAAAATAGCCGGAGCTAAAAAAGGCGCCGCAATAAACGCAGCCCCAAAAACCAACTTTCCGAATGCACTATCGAAAAAATCTTTAGCACCAACAGCAACGGGGACAATCCTTATTTCTTCACTATCGCCAATTGGATAATTTAACTCTTCCTCTCCAATATTGTAATTACCAACAAAAATCTTATAGTGTTGATCTTGCATATGTTGTTCAATATCCGGCCAATTAGCAACTAAAAAACGCCCTACCTCTGCAACATTAGAAATATCAGCAAGGAAAGTTCCTGTTTCCCAATTAAGAAACTTTTTTAAAGCTCCATATACTTTGATTTTACGCAGCATGACGAAACCTCTTAACAGTTGAATCAATCAAAAACTGATTATATAAATCGCGGGAACTTAAACGCCCCGCAGCATGGTGTAAAACCATTTGTTCACCTATATAAATGGCGACGTGGTCAGGATCAGGGCCCGTAAATTTCATTAATAACAAATCACCCGGTAGCATTTCTCTATTATCGTCTATTTCAACGAAATTACTGCGCGGTATTAATCTTTCAAATATGCCATTAGTTAATATTTCTTCTGATCTTTTGGGTCTTTCCCAATCTTTAACGGTTAAAC